TTGAAATGACTGCTGAGTTTTGGCTAAGAGTTTATACTCAATCAACAAATCCAATAAGAATCTTTGGACCAATTAATAGCGAAGACGGATTATATGTAGAAGAAGAATTTTTAACATTAAGAATAGGAAAATATACAAAATCTTATTTTATAGGTAAATGGTACAGACCAATGCTTATCGATATTAGATATACCTTAAATTCAGCAACACTACTAATTAATGGAGACTTAGCATTTGAAATGGCTATTAGTATGGAGGATACAATTCTTCCACCTTCGTATTATGACTACATTGGTTTCTTTGGACACCAAGAAGTTTATCCATTTGATATTGATTGTGTTGCAATATATTCATACATAGTCCCAGAACAAGTTGCCAAAAGAAGATTTATTTATGGACAGGGTGTAGATAATCCAGAAAATATAATTTCTAATTTTGACGGAGAGTCTATATATGTAGATTTTCCATATGCAAAATATACAAGTACTATAAACTATCCAGACATGACTGGGTGGAATGCAGGATTTTTTAGTAATCTAAATACCACATCTAAGTTTTTAACATTCCCACAATACTCTGTTCCAGAAATTATATTTGGTGGAGATGTTGCTGCAGTATTTGATATTGACGTAGAATCAAGAACGTGGACTGAAGCAAATGAAAGAACTTGGGGAGAATGGTATGTAGGACTATGGGACAACGTAAGGCTTGTATATTCTGCTGAATTTTATACAGACAATTATTCTATTCAAGATGAAGATTATCCATTTATCAAATTAAGACCAAACACAGTTTACGATCCTGTATATCCAACAATATACTTTAACTCAGCAAACCCTATAGACACTCCAGTAAAATCTATTTTTGGAACCTTTAAGTCACCAGACTCATTGCCAGCAACAGAGCAAGTCTTAATGTATTTTACAAACAAAGTTAACTCTAATACCTTTAAGGTTTCTCTCACTAACAATGATTTAAAATATATATTTACATCATCTTCTGGATCAACACTTTTAGAAAACAGATCAATTTCAGCAAGCAGTAATTTTGTTGCTGGATTTGATATAGATGAAATTACTAATAACTATAATGCTGTTATAGGAAACTTTTTTTCTAATCCTCAAAATATATCACTTAATCTTGGAGGGTATGAAGAATCAGTATTTGATGGAAAGATATACGGACTAACCTTTAACAATAGATTATTTACAGATAAAGACTTATCTTCTTATATAGACCAGGATGGAATATTTGAAACAACACATGATGAATACTTATTTAGATATGTAGGAAACTACACAATGACAGTTCAAACAGCAAATAGGGGAATAGTTCTAGACGTTGGAGTTACTGGCTACTGGGAAGACTCTGTGCCATTATCATACTTTGGAAAACTTGTTCAGTCAGAAAATTCTAATTCATACTATGACCTTGATATGATTCAATTTAACATAGATTATCCGTCACCATTAATAACAAGCGGTTCAATACTAAATTCTACAGAAGATGATTTTAGAATAAAAACTTTTATAACATTACAAAACTTTGAAGAAGTAGGAGAAATACCTTACTCAAACTATACACAAACTCAAACCATAGGCTCAAACAGAGTTCTTGATTTTGATAATACAGAAGATATCATTGTTACTAAATTTGAGGTAGTAGACGGAACAGTTATATTCCCTCCAAAAGAACTTGTAGATTTTGAAGAATATTATATTACTACACACCTAGAGGCTAGATCAAGGGGTATTTATAGTAAGCCACTACTACTTAAAAGAATGTCATTATCATCTCTAGCATTTGATGAAACAGATTTTTATTCTATAGGAACTAGAACAGGTAATGAAATATATCCATTCACAAGGTATGATTCAAACTATTCTTATAAAGATAAAAACCCATTTGTAATATACAAAGAATCTACTCCATATTTATATTTAACTGGAGATTCTGGAATTTCTATTTTAGATTATGAAAGCAATGCGGATAGAGGTATATCAATACCAATAAACCAACAAAAGAGTTCTGATTATTTGCTCGGTGGAGTCCAAATTTGGATGTTTTACAACCAATCAGAAACAATCAATGATACAGTAAAAATCGCTAGAATAACATCTATTGATCGAACTGTAGACATTTACTTGATACCAGAAACTAGCAGCAACAGGGCAAAAATTGCTGCCTATGACCCCAACACTGGTATTCAAGATTTTGATGCTCAATTCTATCAAAATGGGGTATTCTTAGAAAATCCATATATAGAACCACTATCTTGGAATTCAATAGTTATAGCCTTTGGAACATCTTTAGATTTAGATTCATATACTGGACAACTAGAACTTTATAAAGGATTCTTATTTAATAATATAGGCTTATATAAAAAGTCAACAGATATTCTTGGAACTACGATTGAAGTTTATAGTTGGCAAGATTTTAGACAAGTTACCACAGTAATTGATGGAGAATCTGTTCCAGTACTTCAAACATGGCAAAGTAAAATGGACAATATTTGGTCAGACTTTCCTGAAGAGGTTATTGACATTACTTATACAATAGACGGTAGAAACATTTATGAGTCATATTTAGGACTTTCTAAAGCAGTTTCAGACGATGAAAGTATACTTTTAGTTAATTCTGATGGAGTAAACATATTAACAAATGTAACTTGGAACGAGTATAGCGGAAGACCTGTATAATCTGATATAATTGGGTTATGAATAATAAAAATATTGACAAAAACGGTAAATCTAAGTTACAAGTTTTAAATAAACAACAAAGATATGGAATATATGTGTGGCAAATGGATCATAATGGAAAGGCTTTTGGAGACAAAGGTGGCAACGTTATGAATATTCCAGGAAATGCATACGATTTAGACAAAATGGCTAAGGTAGCACAAGCCGCCAGATATTATAATGCTCCAGCAGGAAAAGTAATTTTTATGCCAGGAGTAAGAAGGGTTTCTGAAATGGAATACTCTGAACAACTTGGAAGAATGAAAGAAGGATATATTGCCAGCGAAACCGACATTGGTTCCTGGATGGATGCAGCAAAGGGGATAAAGACAAATGGAGAATGAAGAATTAGAATCTATTGCAAGAATAGATAATTTAGATAGAATGGAAAGACCAGAAAAAAGCGATGACTTTATGGTCGATGCAGAATTAGCAAAAACATATACAGGACTAGATTCAAATTTTAAACGTAGAGCAACAAGATCAATAAGCAAGGCATTTACTGGTCAAGAAAATACAGGGTCAAAACAGTTATTTCAAGAACAAGACATAGTTACAGCATACGGACTTTATGATGTAGTTGTTCCACCATACAATTTAGACGAACTAGCATTCTTCTATGAAAACTCATTTGCTAACCATGCTGCTATAAATGCTAAAGTAGCAAATACTGTTGGCTTGGGATATTCATTTATAAATACAGACTCAACTTTAGCAAGATTAGAAGATGCTGAATCAGATGAACAACTGATTAGAGCACAAAGAAAAATTCAAAGATTAAAGGCTCAAATGACTGAGTGGTTAGAAGAACTAAACGATGAAGATACCTTTAGTCATATTTTAGAAAAAGTGTACATAGATGCTGAATCAACAGGAAATGGTTATATAGAAATTGGAAGAAAAGTTAACGGAGAAATTGGATACGTTGGACATATCCCATCAACCACAGTTCGTGTAAGAAGGTTACGAGATGGCTACATCCAGATAGTAAATCAAAGAGTAGTTTACTTTAGAAATTTTCAAGGCAAAGAATCAAACCCAGTAACTAACGATCCTAGACCAAACGAACTAATTCACATTAAAAAATATTCACCAAAGACTTCTTATTATGGAGTTCCAGACACAGTAGCATCATCTGTTGCTATGGTTGGAGATAATTTAGCGGGTAGATATAATATTGATTATTTTGAAAACAAAGCAGTGCCAAGATATATAGTTACTCTAAAAGGAGCAAAACTATCATCTGATGCAGAAGATAAGTTATTTAGATTCTTGCAATCAGGTCTTCGTGGTCAAAACCATAGAACTCTATATATACCACTTCCAGGAGATTCTACAGACAATAAAGTAGACTTTAAAATGGAACCTATTGAAAATGGAATACAAGAAGGATCATTTGAAAAGTATCGTAAATCAAACCGTGACGATATCTTAATGGCTCATCAAGTTCCATTCTCTAAAGTAGGAGGAGGTGCTGGAGTCTCAATAGCCTCAGCAATATCTTCGGATAGAACCTTTAAAGAGCAGGTTGCAAGACCAGCACAAAGAAACCTAGAAAAGGTTATAAACAAAATTATAAAAGAAAAAACTGATACTGTTGCTTTTAAACTTAACGAACTAACCCTGACCGATGAGACTACTCAAAGTCAAATTGATGAACGATACCTAAGAATGCAGGTAGTTGTTCCCAATGAGGTTCGTGAAAGACTTGGATACCCATCAAGAATGGGTGGACAAGAGCCTATTGTTTTAGGTGCTCAACAAAGAGCAGAGATTACATCTCAAGCCTCTGGCAATAGAATGAGGGATCAACAAAGAACTGATAACAACAGCGATTCTACTTCAACCACTACAGGACGAGGTCCTGGTGGCGAGGGTAGAACGGTGCAGTAATAAATAGTTACAATTTTTCAAATCTCTTATAAACACTTATATAATGGAAGTAGTATGACTAATTTGCATAAAGCATTTTGGCACTCAGAAGATAACTCTATCAAGTTATCTATGCCAATCGCTAAAATAGATAAAGAGAAACGAACCGTTTCTGGGTTTGCCACCCTCGACAATGTTGACAAGCAGTCAGACATTGTTCCTACTGATGTAAGTATAAAGGCATTTGAAAGGTTCCGTGGAAATTTACGTGAAATGCACATGCCAGTGGCTGTGGGTAGAGTAATGTCATTTAAGTCAGATAAATTTTACGACAAAGAAAAAGATAAATTTTACAATGGAGTGTACGTAG